GGCAGTTATATTCCTTACCCTCATTCTCTAAATCTAACAATGGGTAAAAACTGGACATTACGTTTCTGTTTTTCTTATTGTTCTTTATTCTCTTCTTCTTTTTATTTTTCTTGTGGACTGTTTTATGGAATGTCATTTCTTTTGATGGTAAATCAGATTTTTGTTCAGTGGTTTTGTCCTCTGAAATTGTGATTGAAGTTTTTTCTCTGATTAGTGGTTTTTGGGTCATTTCATTATCAATGACATTTTTGTTTTTAACATTTATTTCCTTGGTATTGATGACTTCATCATTTCCACTTGAGTCATTATTTTTCCCTTTAATGACCGCATCAATGGTTATCGGTTTTAATGATGAACTTAAATTGCTTTCTTCAAGTGGTGTTTTTAAGTTAACACTTTCCAAGTTTTCTTGTTTTTCAACTGATTCACTCTCATTTGAATTATTAAAATTTTGTTTATTTTCCTTTCTAGTTAAGTTCTCACCCTTAAATTCTAAGTTCTCCCATTCATCATCGTCATCATCACCGGGTTTATGGTCATCTGGTGAGTGGTTAGTCTCAGTTTCATTTCTTTCAAAACAGTCCAAGGTGACTGTTCTAATTACACTGTTCTCTTCTCTAACTACTACATTTGATTCTGTGATTTTCAACTGGTTTTTAAAGAAATTGAAGTTGTTTATTATGTTCTTCAATAACTGAGATGATTCTAGCTTACTGTTAAAATATTGTTCTAGTAAGTGCAATCCAGACCCCAAGTTAGCAATTATTAAGTTGCTCAAGTTATTAATTAACTCACTGGATTGTGAATTTTGATCAATGATGTTAAATAATTTCAATAACCATCTGAAATCTTGTGCATGTTTTTGATAAGCAACATTGGCTATTAGTAAGAAATCAAACATTTTATTTTTCCTTTTAGCATCAGCTAAGTTAGTTTTACATTCATAAGTGGAACCCAATGATCGCATGTAATGGATGATTTCACTTAACTTAGTGTTTCTTCCACTTAATATCCTGTAAGATGCCATCATGTATAATTGTTTAGAAACCATTGTTTCTCTCTGTTGCACAATTGGTTCTCTGAACCAGGTGGTGATGTCACAGTTAATATGTAAATATTTAATGTGTAGAGCTTCATCCGGTAATTTGTATTCGCAATGTTGATAAGTTATGTGATTAATTTTATCCACCAGTTTGATTTTATATTTAGTTAAGTAGAAAGCTGAATTTACTTCAACCCATTTCAACGTGCAGTCAGGATCACTCAAATTAATACAGTTGTGATCAGCTTTCATTATAGCCAACCAGAATTTAGATAGTTCTATAACTAAATTGGATGTTTTGCATATTAACTTGTTTCCAACTAGTTCATACCAATCTGTTTTGGTAATGTTTAAATTTGGTAGCACTATAAACACTTCATTCTCATTTTCTAGTATTTTAATTAGTTGTGATTGTGATAAAAACAGACAACTTATATCGAAATCCAATAATTCTTGAGTTTGATCCAATGTTGTCATGTTAAAATCGAGTGTTTCAATGGGAATTTTAAAATTGGTTTGGGCTTTCATTACATTAGTTCTAGATGCGTCATAATAATTGGTATAAAAACTTTTAACATAGTACGGTAAATCTGATATCATTGCACATTTGTTTTTGTAATCTCCAGTTAACCTGTAAACTAAAGGGTTTAGTGTTATCCTAGTGATTTTAGTTAAATTATCTTTGTGTTGTTTGAATAAACTTAACCAATTACTCAATTCAACTAAAGTTGACATTTTTGAATAGACATTAGTAGGGGTTATAGGCGTTTCTGGCATAAACAATTCTACGCAGTTTTTAATTATTTCTACTGTGTTTGTGCTAGCCCAAATGACTGTTCTTTTGTTGTCCATTTGTTTAGCTTTCAACATACCAGTCCATTTAACATACAGTTTACCTGCCTGAGTGCCTCTTTCTATGTGTGTATCAATTGGTAATATCGTAGGAAGTATAGTACCCCCACTGGGTGGCATGACTTTGTTGAACTCAGCTGCTCTCAAAAATTGTTGCAACCCTTTCTTAAGGTCACAATATTCTGTTTGATCTTTCAACTTCACTATAATTGTGTTCACATTGGCTTTCAACCAGTTATCAGTTACCTCATAATGCACGATCTGTGGGCTAAAAGAATACAATTTTTTGCTGTTGAATTTTAGTTCTAGCAAAGACCAATCATTACCATTGGTGTATTGTTTTTTAATTATGGTGGTAGTCACGTTATAAATTTCTTGAGCTACACTTATGAAAAGATTGCAGTAAGAGTCCGGAATATCAGTGTCATTTAACCAAGTTGACAAAGGTTGCACAAAATTGTTTATCACATATTCATCATCTGTTAAAATGTGTAATATAGCTTTGTTGAAAGTCTTATCCAAGTGCATTATGA